AGGTAACAAAAACAAGCAAAAACCCCTAATTTATAGGCTTTTGATGGTTACAGCCACACCAGGCTCACCAGTGGCATACAGTTTATAGGCCTCAACCTCAACAACAAGGCTGTCATCCACCCAAGCGCCCGCTTTAGTGACACTATCCAGCAAGGCTCGCAAATACTTGTCCAAGTCCCCTGAACGCTGATTTATAGGATATTCAGCCCTCACCGACTTAGCCTTCGGCAAGTAAAAGATAGCTGTAACCTTGACAGCCCCCTCAAACACTTCAAACCCCTCAAACCCCTGCATAGCCTCCCTACACGCATCAGCCACCGCCGATCTAAACTTCGGTAGCCCAGGATGTGACTCAACAATCAAAGGAATGTTGTTGCCGGCAGCTGTGCGCCTAGTTCCCACATACTTCTTTGATCCCTGCGTTGCAGGCATAACACCAAACACAGTGAAACTAAAACTATTTTTTTGCATGATAATTCACTAACACGACAACCCAACAAAAAACCCCTAACAGCCAATCTAAGACTATTAGGGGAATGTTTGTTTGTGTTACAGCGTTACAAATGAACAGCAACCCAAAAAGATAACCTGCTATCCAAGTGCGCACTAAAACCTAAAAAGGTGTCGCTTCAACCGGTGCTGGCGCAGCAGGCTTATCAACCTGAGCATTATTGATGTCCAGTTTCACCTTCCTACCAGGCTTACCATCTTTGCCTTCAAAATCCTCAATCTTGTATGACAACTGACCAAACACAGTCACCTCAGTGCCTTCAGGAATGTTATGTGCAACAGCAAACCACACTGACCATTGGCGAGAGTATTCCTCACCGTTAGCAGCCTTAAATTTTTCAGTCAGTGATAAACCCTGACTACTTGACCCAAACACTTTACTGACTACACCTGATACTTTTACAACAGCCATTCTCTTATCCTCCAAATTCGTTAGCTGATTTATTTATGTTATCTCTAACTGGCGACATGTTTAGGGTTTACACAATCCCTATGCCCACAAGTGCGTAAGCCTGGCAACACTAATGCCCCTGACTCGTCAACAGGATCAAGATTATCGTTCACTTGACCTAAATGAGGTTCACACCTCAAACTGCCATACTGAATAACCTTCGAAGGCTTCACCCGACACGACTTACACAACAAATCCTTATTATCCTTTTTATCGGGACTGACAACCCACTTCCAGCCACACCGCCTACACTCAACCTGATTCAACGCCACGATGTTTCCTCAACTCACCATAACCACTAAACAAACTACCAACACGCAACATCAACTACACCTCAACTATTCTGCTGTATTGATCCTCAGCACGAAACTTCACTGAACCAGTCCTACCATGCCTATTCTTAGCTACAACCAAATAAAACTCACTCCCATTCCCATCAGGGTTCAACTTCTTATCTTGATCTGTTTGTTTACGTTGGATCATCAAAATCACGTCAGCATCCTGCTCAATACTGCCCGAGTCACGCAAATCACTCAACATAGGTTTAGCCTTCTCACCCCTAGCCTCAATCTCACGATTCAACTGTGCAGCCGCAACCACCGGAATGTCCAATGTTAGAGCGAGCTGTTTGAGTTGCTGACTAATAGAACCTATCTTTTCAGTTTTACTGTTATGACGCACATCATCATCCATCAACCCAATATAGTCAATAAACACTGCATCAACCTTACGCCTACTAGACGCATTAGCAACATAAGATCTCAACCTAGCTGGCGACAACACTGCCTCACAAACAAAACCAAGATTATCTGTCAACCTAGCCTCAGCAGCCCAAACACTCCTACGCAAATCCCTAACATCACGATTATCAATATTTAGTTCAGGAGTATCCAAATCATCGTTAGCGATCCTGTCATAATCAATCTCACACACCTGCGCCAAAACCCTATGCTGCAACTGAACAGCAGGCATCTCCAACGAAAAATAAAGCACATGCTTACCCTCCAACGCCAACCCATAAGCAGCCTGCAACAACACAATAGTCTTACCCATCCCAGGTCGCCCAGCAACAACATAAAACGCACTATCACGCCAACCACCAACCAACAAATTCAACTTCCCCCAACAAGTAGGCATAAACGGAACACGCTCACCCATAACCCTCAAATACTCTTGCATAAAACTCTGCGCATAAGTCACCTCCAAAGGCAACTGATTAGCAACAACACCATCCAAACCACCCTGAACAAACCCCACAAGCTCATCAACACTCTTACCAGCATCAGCACTATCCAACAACACCTGACCAGCCAACAACCCCAAACGACCCTTAGCCCAAATAGCCTTCAACTGTTGCACATACCAACCAACACTCTCACCAGTAACAGGAGCCTCAGCCTGACACTCAAAAACCCTCGCAGCAACCTCCGGTGCAACACTATTAGCCACCAACAAAACATCAGGCCTAACATCACGCTCACGAAACTCCCGAATACACCGAAAAATAGTTACATGCAACGGATCATCAAACAAACCCTCATCCAACTGCAAACCATCAAACACATTAGGAAACAACAACACCCCACCCAAAACACCCTGCTCCAACCTCAAACGAACATTCATAAAGCCCTCAACATCCAATCCCCATCATCAACACCCTTCCACTTCTCAAAATTCAACCAAGCATCAGGTTCCAACACTTCCCTACTAGCCCGCGCAGCGGAAATGAGCACATCCTCGCTAGCGACCTTTAGGAGCGCCCTCCCCCAAGCACGATAAACACGATCCTCACTAACAGTCCTATTAGGAAAACAAGACAAAAACTCAAAAAAAGCTTCTTTATTTAATTTATTTAATTGATTATTTAATGGTAGGAAGTTTTTTCCATTTTCAGCGGAAGTTTTTGCACTTTCAGCGGAAGTTTTTTCCTTGATGGCGGAAGTTTTTGCACTCTCTAACTTAGGCAAAAAATACAGGTTTGCTTTACCTGACTTAGCTGAACCAGTTTTCCAAGACAACTCACCTAACGCCTCCAACCTAGCAATACTGCTGCGAATAGATCGCTCATTCACATTACATACTTTGGCCAAATGCTGTTGACTAGGCCATGCACCCTTGCCAAGCGTATATCTGCGAGCAATAGCCAACAACACCAGCTTGTCCGTCTTAGACGCTTTAGAGTTATCCCAAACCCAATCCATCTCGCTATAACCCATTTTTACCTTTGTTTATGTAAACACTCATTATGTCTAACTTTGCTGATAAACTCAACTTACTGATCCCCTCTCAGTAGCCCCATCAAGTTCCCTTTGTTGCTTGGTGGGGTTTTTCCTTGCCATGTATGCTTGCGCCTCAACCATCGCCAAAATCGTTTCAACAGGATCAGCGACCAACTTGTTCGCGTGTTTCACTAAATGGCTGCGCCTAACACAATCCTTCAAACCACAAATACGTTCACCAGGCATGTAAAGCCTGCCAGCCTTGTTTATTGGATTGAAGTTGTCGTCTACTTCACCGGTGTGAGGTTTGCACATGATTTTGCCTAAAACAGGATGAGTCCATGTTTGGCTGTTGCGCATAGGTTTGCCAAAGTCACGACAGTCCTCGCATTGATCTGCGTTGACTACGCCACGTTCTATACGTTTAAATAACGCTGACTCACTGATTTCAATGAGGCAGGCTGAACAAAAGTATTGTTGCTGATCCTCCATAGAGAGTATCTAAGCACATGTTGAGGCAAAACACCTAATTTGTTAGCGAGTTTTCTAACTTTTTTTTGCGTAAAGAATAGTCGGCCAGTTCGTTGATGTATTCGGCTCGCTGTATCGGGTCGTCATCAAATGCGAGTATTAGCTCCCAGAGTTCCTGCATTTTGGCTTCTAGGATGCCGATTTTATCTTTTATTTCCTGATAACTCATCTGCTTTTGCTTTGATTTTGTCTAGCAATTCAGGCGACTGCTTGTTTTGCTTTGCTTCCAAGTATAAGGCTCGTAAACCATCTAGGTCGTTGATGTTCTCTAACGCAGCAACATAGTTTTTTGTTACAGGTGTTTTGACGGTTTTTTGCATTTCCTCACGACTAGGCTTTTTGTCGCCAAAATAGTTTGCGTTAGCTAATGCTCGCCCGATCGCTGACGTTTCACAGGTTTCCAGAGCCGATGTTTTTTGTGCCATCCCTACACCATCAACTTCAAACGCTAAACCGGTGGCTTTAGGTAGGTTTTTGTCTTGATCCTCAGCAGATAAATACACCCAGGCTTGCACTATCCAAGTGCTTATTGCCCTGTCGTGTTGTTGAGTCAAATTCTTTGTGATGATACGCCCATCGGGGTAGTCTTTGTAGAAGCGTTTGATGCGTTCGGCTACTGTTTCGTATTCTGCTGGGTTGAATGCTGCCATGTTTAGTTTCCTTCTTTGATTGTTAGGAATGGTTTACCTGCACCACGTTGAGATAAAGTCACAACAACTTTACCTTCAATAGTTCCGTATTTAGCCCCATTCAAGGCCGATAAGACACGTGACTTCATTTCAGTCAAATGAGTGTCAGCTTGCTTGACTTTAAGATTCGCGTTAAACAGTTCAACACCTAACTGCCCTAACTCCTCTTTAGTGTCTTGAATGTCAGGTGCTAGAGTTCTCACTGTTTCAAATGTTGAGTCGCTGCCATCCCATTCAGGTTGCAGATCATCTAACACATGTTGCCTAAACTTTGTGACTTGCTGCAAGATAGCGGCAAATTCAAAGTCATCCCACAACACTTCATACTCTTTATATCTACCAGCATTGACCACAGCAAACACCGCCTTTTTTACGTCAAACACCCACATATACCAAAGCACCTGTGCACGATAATTCTCAGGCACACTATCCCAGTATTGACTTGAATGTTTGATTTCAAGTATGTAAGGCACACCATTCTCATCTGCACCAACACCATCTGGGTTTGCGTGCGCCCAAGAATAATCTTTATGTGCAAATGAGCCGACAGTCACAACTTCATGATCAGTGTGTTGCTCTTTATAGAGTTGCAGGATAGCTGGTTCAACGAGTTGACCTAAACGCATAGCCACATTCCCAACAACATCGCTATCTATTTTGTTTGTTTTTTCAGCCCACAAAGTGTATGCCGACTTCCAGGGACTAAACCCAAGTATTGTGCCTATTTCGCTACCTGAGATAACACCAGCCTCATTCCTGAGCGCATGCCATTCCGGTGTGCCTGAAACATAGTCCCCTAAAGGTGACGCTGTTGCAACGGTTTTATTGATTATGTCTAATTTGTTTGTTGTCATAACTACACTTTATTTATGACCACTGACATACCTAACGTTGTGAGAGATTTGTTGCGAGCTGATCGTGAGATGGCTGCCTTGTTGGATGCTATTGACGATAATGATGGGGTTGAATGTGCCCAAGTGCCGCACGTGTTTTATCCAGAGGATTTTCATACTTCTAGTCAAAGCATGGGGATGGTTAGGTTAGCGGAAAATACTGCGCGTGAGATTTGTATGCGTTGCCCTGTTATCGCCCAATGTTTGAGGGTTGGTTTGCGTGAGGATTTCGGCATTTGGGGAGGCACAACCCCGAAACAGCGAGCCAAAATTAGGCGTGAACAACAAATCTAAAAACAGCCCTAAAACAGCCCTGTAAGGCTTATACACGCCTTTTAGCGTAAATGTTAGGTGACTACTTGTTTTCTTGCTTTTTGGTGTCTTGTTGAGCCTTTTGGAT